GCCTGGTGAACCGAAAGATTCGACGCGGCGGGGCTTTGGGATAGGGTTAAATCATGGCCTTTGTTATTCCTTTGCTGTCGCGGTTGTGGGGTCGAGCTCGCCCAACGATGCAAGCTCGCCGATCTCAACTGGTTGCTCAGGCGGCCATGAATCGCGTTGCCAAAATGCGTGCGCGTTACGATGCGGCGCAAACGACTTCTGAAAATTCTGAACACTGGCGGCAAGCGGATGAACTGAGTGGCCGGGCGGCGAATTCGTGGTCAACGCGTCGCACACTGCGGACGCGGGCGCGCTACGAAGTCGGCTCAAATTGTTACGCGTCGGGGATGCTGTTGACGGTTGCAAACGATGTGGTCGGGACTGGTCCGCGTTTGCAAATGGCTTTGCAAGAAACCGAAAATAACCAAGTCATCGAACGTGAGTTTATGGCGTGGGCTCGGTCAATCAATTTGCCGTCAAAACTGCGGACGGCGGTTTTGACGAAAAAACGAGACGGCGAAATCTTCATAAAGATGATTACCAATCCGGGGCATGGCTCGCCGGTCTGGTTGGATCTTGAGTTGCTGGAAGGTGATCAGTGTTGGACTCCGGCCTTTGTGCCGGACAAAGCGCACGTCGACGGAATCGCCTTTGATCAATGGGGCAATCCGGAATCCTATGATCTGCTCGATTGTCATCCTGGCGACGATTTTCCCCTGAACAATTGGACTCCCAAAAAAGTCGCGGCGGCGGATGTGTGCCATTGGTTCCGAACGGATCGGCCTGGGGCTCGCCGGGGTATACCGGAAATCACTCCGGCGCTGCCGCTATACGCTCAACTGCGCCGGTTTACTCTGGCGGTAATCACGGCGGCGGAGACTGCTGCCGATCATGCCGGTATTCTGGAATCGACGGCCAGTTCCTCGGGGGACACGGACGGCGATCTGTCCGCGGCCTCTCCATTTGACGAAGTGCCTTACAGTCGGGGAATGCTGACTGCGGTGCCGTTCGGCTGGAAACTGTCTCAATTGCGGGCTGAACATCCGACAACTACGTATGCCATGTTTAAGGCCGAAATATTGAACGAGATTGCGCGGTGCCTCAACATGCCGTTCAACGTCGCCGCAGGAAATTCGCAAGGCTACAACTATTCTTCGGGTCGGCTGGATCATCAAATTTATTTTCGCTCGATCGGCATTGAACAAGCTGATTGCGAAACCGTGATTCTTGATAAGGTGTTCCGGGCCTGGTACCGGGAAGCGCGTTTGATAAGGCGCGCTGATGGGTCGCCATTGGTGCCGGAAGTCGATCTGAGTTATCGGCCGTTCTCGTGGGCGTGGGATCCGGCGGAAGATTTGGATCCGGTGAAAACGGCAAACGCCAACATGATAAAATTGTCCAGCGGTCAAACGTCGATTCAACGAATGTTTTCTCAGCAAGGTCTGGATTGGGAAGTTGAGCAACAACAACAGGCCGAATCGCTCGGGATTACTTTGGTGGAATTCCGGAAATTGTTGGTGCAAAAATTCTTCGGCGCGTTGGCCGAAAAAGATCCGCGTCTGGACAAGCTCGAAGCGCGGCGACGGAAACAGAAGCGGGCGGGGTTGTGGCCAAAATGGTTGGGGGTTTGATCTATGGTTGTCCGATCTCTCGACATCGCGCGGCGCTCGTTGCTGCGATCGGCTGCGGTGGCGTCCTCGTTGACGCGGATGCGGGCTGGGTGGATCACGATAGGCAAGAATGATTTGCATGTGGAAGTCATTTCTGCCGGGGACATTGAAAAGGGTCCCGCTTCCATGAAGGGGGATCCGATCAGTTCGTTGAGCGATAAGTCGCGGCGGACGGAAAGACAAGCTCGGTCGGCTCACGCGTTGGCGGAAGGGCGTACCGGCCGTGACTACACGTACAAACGCAAAACGCGGCGGGCTACGGATCTGGGTTCGAAGTCGCGGATTGAACAATATGAATCCGCAAAATCGGCGGCGAAGGGGTCCGGGGTAAAAATTCATGAAGTGCTGGCAAGGATGCGCGATGCTCATCAATTGGCGTTGGAAGATTACGAACGTTCTGAAGGGTTGAGACGCGAAGCGCGCAAGTTGACGGGGCTAAATTCGTCAAATATTGAGCGCATAGAAAACGCGTACAAGGATTTTTCAAACCGAAAAGGCTTTGACGATGCTGTCAAAACCTTTATTGCCGAAAATCCTCATTCCAACATTGAGGAAGATATTGGCGCCTCTCAAAAAGTGTGGGACATGATTAAAGAGGGCAAGCAAGAACGGCCAAAATTGCACGATAAGGCCGTTGCGCAAACGGCGGTGGATATGCTGCGTAATTTGGCGAGAAAAGATCGAATGAGCGGAAAGACAAAAATCAATCTGACTGATGAGGACTTGCGGGAGGGTTGGGCGCCTCCCTCCCAACAATCCAAGCAAAGTCGGGAAGACGATTACGTTCCGTTCGGCCGTTCGCCTGGGCGATCTCGCCTGGTGTCGGCGTTGGCGGCGGGGCGCTCGGTGATGCTGCCAGCGGTCAAGGTGGATCCGTCGAAAATGCGGTTCATGGATGGAATGGTCCGGCTGCGGGCCAGTGCTGGCAAGGGACGGACGTTTCGCGAATTTTCGGGGTGCGCGTACAACGGCGGCGTGATGTATCCGTCCATCACGGCGGGCGGGGTTACGTCGACGATGGCGATCGTGCTCGATCTCGATTCTCTGACAATTCCCAACGAAAATAGACCGGTGTTGGACGATCACGACGAAACGACTGACGGCGTGATTGGTCAAACGACAATGTTGGCAGTCCGGAAATCGGATTACACGTTGCCGGTTGCCGGTGTGCTGTACACGCGTAAAGCGAGGTCGCAAAAAATTTTGTCGGCGTCGGACGGCGGGCATCGATGGCAATTGTCGGTCGGGACTGACAATTTTCAAATCGAGGAAATTCCGGCGGGGCAATCCGTCCGGGTCAATCAACGGACGTTTCAGGGTCCGGTGTGTGTGGCGCGGAATGCGTATCTTACGGACCTGAGTTTCGTGGCGGTCGGGGGCGATGACACTACGTTTGCTGTCATTGCGGCGGGTCGGTCGACGGGTAAGTCGATCAGGTGATTTCTGCCGAAATATTTTTTGCGGCTGGGTTAAAACTTTTTTTTGAGGATGGTCAAAATGGAATTTGACAAATGGTTGAACGAGACTTTCAGCCTGAAGACGGCGGATTTGTCGGGGGTTCAACTGAAGAAATTTACCGCGATTTATGACGCGGAAATGGAATCGAGTCGCGCGACTGAAGACGACGAAGAGGAAACTCCGGAAGGGGACGCGATGGCTCACTCGAAGGCGAAAGCCTCGGGGACATACGTCAAGGCTTCGCGCGGGGAAACTCGCATGGCGGCCGGTGGCGACGGGGCCTCGACCGATGGCTCGATCGAAGAACGAGCTGCGGCGGCTGCGGTCAAGGCATCTCGGGCGGAAGCGGCTCGTGTGGCTCAAATTCGTCGCCTGGCGAACGGTGCTGACGATCTGGCCGAACGAGCGATCAATGAAGGCATGGACGCTGACACGTTCGAGCTAAACCAATTGCGAGCTGGTCGGGCATCGCGGTCGGGCGAAACGGTCGACAATTCCGGAGACTCGTTGACACCTCAGGTGTACGAAGCGGCGTTGCTGCTGCATACGTCGATGGCGGCGAATCGCGTGGCGAAATTTTTTTCCGATGACGTGATGAATCGGGCGATGTCGAAGGAAATGCGGGGCTTTAGCCTGGTCGAATGTGCTGACCGGATTATCCGAAAGGCCGGGGAAGGGTACAGGGGTTCGCGGAATCAAGAATCTCACATGACGGCGACGCGGTCCGCCGGAAACAAATTGCGAGCGGCGGGTTATTCGTCATTCTCGCTCAGTTCCATTTTGGAAAATGCGGCGGACAAGGTCCTGTTGTCCATGTACCAAGAAGTGGTGACGATGTGGAAAACGTTCTGCGCCGTGCGGCCTTTGAACGATTTCAAGGTTCATTCGACGTATGCTTTAGACCCAACAAACACTTTTCAAAAGGTGGGTCCTACCGGGGATTTTGATCAACTGAAATTTTCGGACCGGAAATACAGTCTGCAGGCTGAAAGTTACGGACTGCGTTTCAAAATCGATTACCAGACTTGGCGCAACGACGATCTCGCCTCGATCACGAATCGGATTGGGGCCGTGGGCCAGTTGGGCGCGGCAACGATCGAACAGATTGTTTTCTTTCTGTTGATGAGTGGCATCAATAACACGGCGATGTTTCATACCTCGAATGCAAATTATTTGGCCAATTCGGCAAATTATGCGATGAGTTTGCTCGGTCTGACCAATGCCGAAGCGGCGATCATGAATCAGGTGAGACCGAACGGGACTCCTCTTGGGGTCGAGTTCACCACGTTGCTCGTCACTCCGCAACTAAAGCCGGTTGCCGGTTCGTTGTATACTTCGTCCAAAGTCAACGAAACGACTGCGACCGGGTCGGGACAAGGGAAAGCAACGGACAATCCGTTCGTGAACAAATATATTCCGAATCCCTCTCCGTACCTCTCGAACGCATTGCTCAAAAGCAATGACGGTTCCACCATACCTCATCAAGATCCGGGGCTGTGGATGTTGTTCGGAACGAGCGGCAACGCGGCTGCAATCAACGTCGGATTTCTGGACGGTCAACAGACTCCTGCAGTGTCCGCGATGGACAATCAAACGGAAATGATTGGATTCGAGTTGGCGACGTCCATGCATTTCGGGGTCGGTTATGGCGACACGAAATTGGCCCTGTGCTGCAACCCGAACAATGCGTAATCATTGTTGACATTGCCACGCGGGGCCGGTTGGCCTCGCCTGGCTGTTTTAGTTTTATTCGAACAACGTTTGTTTTTAAGGGTTGAAAAAATGCCGGATACCATGTTTCAGAAGGGCGATGTTGATTACGTTGATTACACTCCGACGGCCGACATTGCCAATGGCCAAGTGATTGTGATTGGGAACGTGCCTCATATTTGCGTGCTGCCTCAGTTTGTGTTCAATGCGGCTTTGCCTGGGCGGCGAATCGGGATTTCGCGGCGCGGCGGGGTGTACCTGGTGGCGGCTGCCGGGGCGATTGGGGCGGGTGTGCGGGTCTGGTGGGACAATACAGCCAAACAAGTGACACTGGTTGAAGCCGGGAACAAATCGTTCGGGGTTACCGTGACGGCGTCGACGACGGCGGGGGATTTGATTTCCGTCGAACACGCGCCGACGGCCTCGATTGGGTCCGTTGCCTATGCAGTGACTGCTGCGGGATCGGTGCAAGCTGACGGAGCCCAATTGCAAATTGGCCTCAATGTGGTGACCGGTGCCGATGGAACGAAGGGGGTCAGACTGCCTGCCGCGTCGGCCAGTTTCGAGCCGATCATTGTTAGCAACAGTTCGGCCTCGGCGTTAAAAGTCTGGCCGGCGACTGGTGGGTATATCAACGTGGCGGCGATCAATACCGCGCTTTCGATGGCGGCCAATTCGGCGGCAACGTTTTACGCGGCTGCTGATGGTTTGACGTGGTGGACGTCTCCGCGCGTGCCAAGTTAATTGGGGTGGGTTGACGGATGATTGGGCCGTCGGCGGTGCCGATCGGTCCGGGGTGATTTTGTTGCTACGTTTTTTGGGGGTGGTGATGAAATTTTCGGAACTTACGTCGGCTCAACAGGCGTCACTCATCAATTTTGACAAATTGATGCGGCGGGCGTTGTTGTCCAGTCGCGCCACAATTGCGGCGATGCGGATTGTGGCGTTGGACGCGGCCGCGATCTCGGGGCCGGTGCTGGGGTTGCTTGATGCTGACGCGTCAATCCCTACAGAATGCGGATTACCGGGGGTTGGCGACGCGTCCAAAACGCAATTGGAAGATTTGCTGGCGGCGTTTGCCTCGATTACGGCGGTTTGGAATACCGATTCGGTCCGGTTGCTGCATGCGGGTATGGTGGGTGCGGTTAACATTGATGGGAGCCGATGATGCCTGCTGCGCTGTTGTCTCGCTGCAGCGACATCGACGGGACGATGTGGCATGTCGGGCAGAGTACGGTGGCGGCGTCCGCCACAACGTTTGCTCTGAGTTCGGCGTTTTCGTGGGTCGCGCCGGGCAGTGCATCAAATGCCGGTCGGGCGGTGGCGACTCCGTTGATTGTGGATGATACAAGCGACCGAACGTTGTCGGCGGTGTGGGTGAATGTTGCGTCGTTTACGGGTACTTGGGGCAATACGGACGGGTCGATTCAGATTGCTTTACACAATGGCAGTAGTACGGGGCGGCTGCCGGGGGCTCAGATTTACTCGCAAAGTTTGACACTCACGGCGGGGCAGGTCGGTTGGTACAAATTGACGCTGTCCACTGTTCAAGTTTTGTCCGCTTACACTCCCTATTATATCGTTGTCTCGGACAGTGATGGGGGGGCGAATTTCGTTACCCTAAACATTGCGTTTGGCTCGATTTCGTATTCGGAAGGGTTGCAAAACACGTCGACCGTAGGCTGGGCCAGTTCGGCGACGGGTACCGCGGTTGGCCCTCCTCCGCTCGTGATTTGTCGCGTGGGCGGGGTGATGTATGGTGGTTTGCCGTTAACGTCCATCGCGACGACTACCAGTGATACGTTGCCAATCGGGCTGACGCTGCAATTTGAATCCGATACCGATTTGCTGGGGGTGGCGACTCAAACGTCGGCATCAATCTGGAACAACGCGACAGTCAAATTGTACCGATCAACCGTGCTTCCGAGTGGGTCACCCGATGCGACCTGGGGTCCGTTCAACGGCTCGAACCTATTTCAAACGGATCAACGCGTCGTTCATTTATCACCTTTTACGATGCTGGCCGGAACGCTCTATTACTTGATTGTCCAACGTGGTGCGGCTTCGGTGGCTCCGCGAATTTTGACGTCGAATAGTAGTATTGATTCCGATCTGCGGAAGTTGTTTCCGCTGCAAGGGAATTGCAGGCGGGTCTACAAAACGAGTGCCGGGTCGGATACTTGGACGGAAGACGCTGAAGCGCTCTACAACATTGCGGCGTTGGTGCGACCAAGTGCGCAAACGGGCGGCGGCGGTGGCGGTTCGGTGTTGGGTTCCTCGATCATTCATTCTTCCGGGGGGCGCTGCTGATGCCTGGCTATAAACCTGGGGATTCTGTCACCGTTGTTTTTACAACACGGGTCTTTTCAACCGGTGTTGGGACGAATGCCGATTCGACTCCTACGGCGACGCTGAACCGAAACGGGACTGATGACGGCGCGGTAACTCCGGTCGTGACCAATTTGGATACGGGCCGATACAAGTCGGTCTTCACAATTCCGGCGACGTATTTGCCGGGCGACGTTTTAAATCTGTCGGTGGCGGCTACGGTCTCGACGATTGCAGATAAAGGGGTGGTTTGGCATTGCAAACTAGACGTTGGATTTGTGGCAACGGGTAAGGCGCTAACCGGAAGTACTTCAACAACGATTGTCTTGCAAACGGCGTTGGGTGCGGACGGTCTGGCCGTGCGGTCGTTGATTGCGATTGTCTCGGGTACCGGTGCGGGGCAAACGCGGAACGTTTTCGCGTATGTAGACTCAACAAAAACCTTGACGGTGGATAATGCGTGGACGGTGACTCCCGATACTACCAGTGTGTACGCGATCATTTACGGGGCTTGGCTGCCGTCGGATCTGGCAACTGAGGCGAACGCGACAAGTAATAAGAACGCGGTGATTACGGCAATCGGATCTCCCGCGCAGGCCTCGTCGTTGTCGGTGTTGGCGACTGAGGCGAACGCGACAAGCAATAAGAACGCGGTCATTACGGCAATTGGATCTCCCGCGCAGGCCTCGGCGGTGTCGACTAATCAAACGGCGTTGTTGTCGGCCATTGGTACTCCGGCGCAGGCCTCGGCGTTGTCGGTGTTGGCGACTGAGGCGAACGCGACAAGCAATAAGAACGCGGTCATTACGGCGATTGGATCGGGCGGCGGTGGTGGCGGCGGCGGGGGATCGGTTACCGGGTTCACGGATGGGGCGTTGTTGGCGTTGCGCACTTCGCTTACGGGTGTTGTGTTGACGCGACGCGGGCCAGTGTTCAGCGATGGGGGCCAGTTGTCGATTACGTTGGTGTGTGGCGACGATTATTTGTTGTCCGACGGTCGGCAAATTGATATCGATTTGGACGGGACAAGCCTTCCGGATTTAACGGGGGCTGGCGTCTGGTTGCGGCTGGCTTCGGGTGGCAAAGTGTCGGTGGCCGGGTCGGTGGTGGTGGCGACTGGCTCAACGCGGACGGTGCGGTTTCAACCGACGGCGGCGATCACGTCGACGCTGATGGCGGGGGAAAACGGAATGTTTGCGGTCAAAATTAATTTGGCCTCCGGTCATGTGTTGAGTCCGAACGAGGGGCGGGGCGTGTTGACGGTGTTGTCTCGGGTGGTCATTTAATTTGGGGGTGACGATGGAAACTTTGCTCGCGATTTACAAGGGTTTCAAGGTCCATGCGGCCTTGGCTGCGGCTGTGTTGGTGTGTGTGGCAACGGGTTTGGGGGCGTTTCCCTCGGCTCAGGGGCAGGCGATAGCGGTGGCGCTTTTGGCGGTGGCGACGTCGTTACGTCAATTTGCGACGACAAACATCAATTCGCATTTGGAGGAGCTGCTGCGGCAGAACGCTCAGGCGGCCGGCGATCCGCCTGAAGCACGTCCGCCTGAAGAACGTCCGGACGTGGTGAAATTTCCTGGGATACCGGTAGCGTTGTTTTTTGTG